TTATAATATAACTGCTACGGACGCTTAATAATGAATAGATACAATACAAGCTACAATAATATAAAAAACCGATATGACGGTAAACGTGTGTTTGTTACGACACGCTATCCAACCATACCTGTGAATTCAAGTGACGTGTATATAACAGCGACAGATGCGGATTTTCTTGACTCTTTGGCAAATAAGTTCTATAAAGATTCTACACTATGGTGGATAATCGCACAAGCAAATTGCATAAAAGGGACTATGAAACCGAAGGTTGGTCAACAACTAAGAATACCTTCTAATGTTTCTACAATTGTTGCGAAATTTAATAGAGCAAATTCTTAAAATGGTTATATTATATGGCAACTGACACAAACACGCTCGGTCCTATTGACCAAGATACATTTATTCCTTGGGGTCTGCATCCTATAAAGCCATGGGTAATTAAAGAATTGCAAAATAGATCGAGTGATTATGGGCTGGACGGCGCAGGAGCCGGTAAAAGGAATGCGGTTAAAACTCCATGGGCAAGATTTTTTTCGAATGGAATACCGACCAAAGTTGTAGATAATATGAAAGTCAATGACACGTCAAATGAACGTGACGGATTTTTAATGTTTGGCGTTAATGGGTTTGACGACAGTCTAGGTTTTAATCCTGAAAAACTTTCTACTATTGGACTAGACGCCAATGGTAAACCTCACACAGTATCGAGCGAAACTTCAACCACGTTCCCGCATAGACCGCCACCATCCGTTGATGACATAAGTGTAGAATTGCAAGGAGGACAGTCAGCGCCATTTAGCGCTGCATGCAGAAAATCCACCGTCAAATGGAAAGCATATTCTTTGGAGCAATTAAATTATTTAGCTCCGTATTTCCTTTCTCCCAGAGTAACATGTGTGATTGAATGGGGCTGGGATAATTACGATCCATCGTCATTGATTGATTACAACATTGAAAAATTACGAGCAATATTTGGAAATCCGAAAGCCGTTTTAGAAAAAGCAAAAATTTCAAATGGAAATTATGATGCTCATATGGGGATTATAACAGATTACACATATAAACTTTCTGGTAACGGAGTATATGAATGTAGTACAACAATCACAAGTGTTGCTTGGTTATTTGAAGGACAGAACTATGGAGAAGAAACTCTTCAACGCAAAAATAAAGACGGAAAGCTTGAGAAAATAGAAAGCTTCAATGAGTTTAATAAATATTGCAAGTGGGACACGCTTGGGTTGTCAACAATAGATCCAAAAAAATTAAATGAGGAGTTTCCAGTAGATTTTCCAAAACCGATGGGTAGAATGTTTAGATTTGAACAAGGTAGTTTTTTTCCAACAATAAAGCAGTGGATTAGGATGGATTATTTTGTTGAAATACTAAATCATTTTTTTACAACAAATTTTCCTGCGATTGTTTTAGATAAAGACAATAAAGAAACTCAATTTCAATGGCAGAAGATAAAAATTGATAATGTTTTAATAGGAGCGCATCCGGGTTTAAAATCCATAGATCCCGATGTTATCATACCAAATAAGTTTTCACCTAAATATATCAGAAGTGACACAAGTGGAAGAGTTGGAGGTACTGGAAACTTGAGCACAATTGAAAATGGCGAACATTATAAAAAATACGGAAGAATACAGAGTATTTTGAATGAATTTGAATTCACAGACCAATATGATGATTTAGAAGCTCTTCTTAATACAGATGTAGACCCGAATTTCAAAGGAAAATCTTTTCCTATATTTTCTGATTCCGACGTAATGGACGAGTCGTCTCGTAATTTCTATAAACAAAGTGCTGGATATTTTGGATATTTAAAAGACATATACATTTCCACCGAGTTTATAAAGACTGCGGTCAAAGAGAACGGTAATGTCAGATCAATGATGGCGTCAATTCTTAGTAAAATATCACATGCTCTCTCCGGTGTAAACGAATTGCGGTTGATTCCAGACACTAACAACAATGAAAATTATGTGACCGTGATGGACATAAAATTTGCACCGGTGTTAAATGAAAAAACCGCAGCGGAGTTGACCAGAATTGTACCTGGTTCGGTGAATCATGCATATTTACTAAGTGCTGGGATGGATGTAAAAATGAGTCCTGAGATGGCGAGTCAAGTATTGTTTACGGCGGGTTCCGCTGAACTGGCGGAAAGAGAAAAAGGAAAGAAAGCTCCAAACGATACTGAAAATAAAGACGATGGTAAAACAAAACCAACCGAGAACGCCGCATCTTTTGGTAGGTTTGTGTCTAATGACCGCTTGGCCGAAAAGGCATACAAGTCACCGTCAACAACGTCAAATACGGACGCTACAAACAAAAAAGCAAAACTTAGTAGAAATACGTCCGATGAAGGATTCAATATATGTTCACGCGGAAATGTGGATTTTTATTTAAATGAGCCTTCTGACACTTTGATGAAACAAATTGTGATGGAAGATAGAAACGCCGCCGCCGCGTATGTCAATACACCCGTAATGCCAAATACAACGTTTGAATTTGAAATTTTGGGAATTGCCGGATTCACTTTTCTTGGAATGTATACACTGGATCATGTACCTGAACAATATTCTTATAAAAATGCAATCTGGTCGATAAAATCGGTAAAACATAATATTTCATACGGTACATGGAAAACTACGATTGGTGCTGAATTAAGACAAATATCAAGGACTCGCCAATGATTTACAATGATAAATTAGTATCTGAGTATGGAAACACTTCGGTAATTTTTACTGGAAGCCCTCCTATGGAATATAATCCAGTACCAACAAAAGAACAATATCGTTCTGGAATCTTGGTTAGATATTTTGCGAAAAAAATAAACGAGGATAAAATAATTGAAATAGATCCGGCTAAAATATCTGGATTGGACAAAAATTTATATGTTATCGTGAATTTGACATGGAAAATATCGGGGTCAAAAGAAAAGAAAATTGTCAACGGTATTATCGAAAAGTCAAGCGTTTCTGAAAATAACGCAGCCGAAATCAATCGAGCGAAGGTTGAAACCGGAGTTGATCTTTCGGTTGTCTTGTCAAACTTGGTTGAGTATTGGCGCGGATATTGACCTTGACTTTAATTAAACACGTGGTAAGTTACCACCGTGAATATAGTCGAATCAACCGAAAGTCTAGGATTACTGTTAAACCGCGTCGCTACCGACACGTTTTATATGGAATTGGTTATGTCCGACGATGAGAAACATTCATACAACAACACTATCTCGTTGATTTTCATCAAGTTTGTTGCTGATGACGAGTATTGGTGTTTACCAATTAATCACAACGAAGCAACGATTTTTCCTATGGCGTTTGATGCATTTAGAAATGCGCTTGAAAAATCGAACGCGGTGAAATTGGTTAATAACAAGAAAGATATTATCCACCTTATCGGTAAAGACTTTGGGTTTATCGACTTGAGTGTAATCGACTACCTTAATGCTGGTGACGCCCCCGATGAAACTCTAACAGAAACAAATGCTCACGTATTTATAAAAAATAATTTTAGAGGGATTCCGAATGTAAATCGTTCCGTGCCATTATACAAACATGCGTCGTTGTTTAAAAAATCACGCATTGCGGATGAGTTCTCGTTGAAATATATAAACGAAGACGGTTTCAAGTTCGTGAACGACATGATGACAAACTGTTTTTCAGAGTTGGAGTCAATAGGCATGACCATCGACGTTGATAAATTCATTGACGTGTTTGGTCCTGAGCAGAAGAAGCACATCAAGAACAACACGGTATACTCACAATACAACCTATTTACATCTACCGGACGACCTTCTAATCGGTTTGGCGGCGTAAACTATGCGGCACTTAACAAGACCGACGGATCTAGAAATTCTTTCGTTTCTAGGCACGGAGACAACGGTATGTTAGTGATGATGGACTATAATGCGTTTCATCCAAGATTGGTTGCACGTTTGATAAACTACCCAATATCTTACGACGTAAACCCGTATGAATATTTAGCCAAGTACTATTTCAACAAGCCGGAAGCCGACGAGGAAGACATTGCAGTATCAAAAGGGCTGACATTTCATCAAATGTATGGTGGAATCGACGATAGATGGATGTACATACCTTATTATAAGAAGGCACAGGAATATATTGACCACCGCTGGAAGTTTTTTAAACAGAATGGATATATAGAAACTCCAGTGTTTAAGCGTAAAATCAGAGATTGTCACATCGAAGATCCTACACCAAACAAGCTATTTAATTATATCTTACAGGCATACGAAACCGAAATGGCCGTAAAGACATTAAAACAACTACTAGGATACTGCGCAGATAGAAAGACCAAGCCGATTTTATATACATATGACAGTATACTGTTCGACGCCCATGGAGACGATAAGTTAGATATTATAAAAGAGCTTAAAAAAATCATGGAAGCGGACGATCTTCCGGTCAAAGTTTATATAGGGAAAAATTACGCCGAAATGCATAAGATAGAGATGGGGTGATATTTATAATTATATTGTATATTTGTTATATATGCGTATATTTATAGGTATAACAACTCATGAAACAAGACATCCTAGAAGCAGTTAATGGTTCAATTTTAGACATATGCGTTCATCCGTTGGTTGAAGATGGTACGTTTGATACTCAAAATACCGAGCATATGTTTTTATTGATGGAAAGTTTGATAGAAAAGAATTTCGACGATACGACAGTGTCCGAGGTTGTTAAAGCACTTAGACATGAGGGCAAACATCCAGAAAGACAGGCATACAATAAAGAAGGTTGGTTGGTTACTTTCCCATCCAAGGAATATAGGGATGCCGCGTTGAAAAAAGGAACTCATGCAATCGCCGATCCTACACATGGAAAAGGTGGTATGAATCTTTATTACAAGAAAAAAGGAAAGCAAAAGAGAGTAACGCAGCAAGCAACCTCCCAAACAGACCCAAATGCTATAGAAAAACAAGCGCCTTCGGGCGGATCACAAGCATCTACACCAGATTCAACATCGTCCGATTTACCACCGGCAACACAACAGATGCCAGCGGGCGGATCTACACCGGAAAAAACAGCGACGGCACCATCTGCAAGTTCAGAACCATCAGCAGAAGCCCCCGCAACTGCTCAATCAGATCCGATACCCGTGTCAACTACGGAACCTTCAAACAAAGGTGCCGCCACATCTATAGGTGCCGCCACGGCAGCTCCGGTGCCTAAAGCAGAACCATCCGCCTCGGTAGTTCAACCAAAAGTTGATATTACTGTACAATTTGCGAAGAGTAAAAATTGGTCGTCAACTCCATACGGAGAGTGGAGAGATTCCGCCGGGTCCGTCGTTGCAGTTGTTAGTTTAAGTGGTGAAGTTGCTCCGATCAAATCAAACGATAGAGACGAATTAAAATTGTTCTCGGAAAAGCAAGGGTAACATGTACAATACGAACACGCAGTTACTTTGTACTTTCTCTGGCGTTGCTTCGTATCAAACCGACATTGAATCGATACAAGAATTTTACAAGATCGACGGTGGTAAAGTTTACATTTTAAAAAATTCGGAAACTCCAAATGAAATTTTTCTTACATACAATGTAGAAAAAAATAACGGTAAACATTTTCCGAGGACAATATCTGTACACCGCAAAAAAGATTTTAATATATTATATTCAATTAACGCTCTTAATGAATTGATAAAGCAAGAGAATGGTGGACTATTTTCTCACACATATCAAGTCGATTGGACTAAATTTAAAGATTCAATAATTGTTGTAAATGACGGCAAAATAAAAATTATGCCCACAAAATTATTGCGTGTTTTTTTCTTGTAAAATAACACAAAGTGTGCAAGATTGTGAGTGTTATTCGATATTTATGTATTGAATAAATTAACGATTGCTCAGTTATCAGTTGCTAGTAAAAATTTAGAAAGTTCTTATTATAAGTTGACAATAGTCAATCGTTGATGCATTCTACACATCAATTGACTGATTGGTTTTTCAACCAGTCGGCAAGTTAAACATTAAAAAGTTAAAAGTTAAGGAACATTATGGCATTAGATCTATCAAAAGTAAAGTCGCGTCTTGAAGCACTCAAGACCACCACAACAAAGTCCACGAGTCTGTGGAAACCGAGCGCTGGCAAGCAAGTTATTCGCATTGTCCCGTACTCTCACAATACCGAAAATCCATTCATCGAATTGTATTTTCACTATAACATGAACGGAAAGACTTATTTGAGTCCATCCTCGTTCAACCGCCCAGATCCTATTGTCGAGTTTGCAAACAGACTCAAGCAATCCAAGGACAAGGAAGAATGGAAGCGTGGTCGTGCATTGGAACCAAAGATGCGCACTTATGTTCCCGTTCTTGTTCGCGGACTAGAACACGAAGGTGTCAAGTTCTGGGGCATGGGTAAGCAAGTTTATCAAGAAATCTTGAGTATTTGCGCCGATGCCGATTACGGTGATATCACCGATCTAAGAGCTGGCCGCGATATCGTCGTGGAATTCAAATCCGCAGAAGAGACTGGAAAGTCTTTCCCAGAAACAGCTATCCGCGTCAAGCCAAATCAATCCCCAGCATTCGACATCAACGACAAGAACCTCGTCGATAAGGTGAAGAATCAAAAGAACGTCACCGAGTTGTTCCCAGAACTTACTTATGACGAATTGGCAACCGTCATGGATGCATGGCTAAATGCGGCTGATCCAGATAGTGAAACAGCAGTCCCTGTTGTTGAAGAAACGGAACAAGTTTCCGAGCCAGTCAAGAGCGCGACCGCTAAGGCCGCTGTCAAGGCTCCTTCCAACAAGGATATCGCCGACGAATTCAAAGACCTATTCGGTTCCTAAGAATAGTCGTTTTGTTTAATCAAACAGTATGAACGCCTATTCGCCATATCAAAATGGTGCATAGGCGTTTTTTATATAAACCTTTATAAATTATGAAAGATAAAAAAAATAATGAACCTGATGCAGTACGTGACGAGTTGGCCGAAGCATTGGCTGAGTCGTTGAACAAGAACAGTGACGGAAAAGTCGCTTTCTTTTTGGACGCCGAAGATGACCCGTCTCAAATTGTGGATTGGGTTTCTAGTGGAAATAGTTTAGTTGACTTGGCAATTGCTAATCGGCCAAATGCCGGACTACCGGTTGGTAGAATCACCGAACTTACCGGTTTAGAAGCATCTGGTAAAAGTTTGATGGGTGCACATTTGCTTGCAGAAACGCAACGCAAAGGTGGACTTGCAGTATTCATTGATACGGAAACGTCTGTTTCACCGGAATTCTTAAATGCAATCGGTGTGGATGTATCGAAGATGTTGTATATCAACGTTGACACTGTCGAAGATATCTTTGACAAGATCGAAGAAATGATCGCGCTGGTTCGCAAATCTAGCAAAAATCGTTTGGTCACCATCTTGGTTGACTCTGTTGCAGCCGCTTCTACTAAGAAGGAAATGGCAAGCGACCACGGTGCCGACGGATTTGCAACTGGAAAAGCTATCGCTATCAGTAAGGCCATGAGAAAAATCACCGGACTGATTGCCAAGCAACGCATCTGCTTGGCTTTCACAAACCAACTACGTCAGAAAGTTGGATTTGTTGGCCTCGGTGATCCATATACCACGAGCGGCGGAAAAGCACTTGCATTTCACGCATCGTTGCGTCTAAGACTAAAGTCAATTGGCCAAATCAAAAACGCGGACAAACAAGCTATTGGCATCAAAACCAAATGTACTGTTATCAAAAATCGCATGGGTCCGCCCATGAGAAGTGTTGAATTTGATATTTTCTTCGACCGTGGCATTGATAACTATGGAAATTGGCTGGAAAAGCTAATCGAATGGGATATCGTTACAAACGCGAAAAAAGTTAAATCTGATGTAAAGAAGACCAAGAAACAATTGGAAGACGAGAAGGAAGAAGATAAGAAAGCAAAGAATCTCCAGTTCATCATGCCAGTCGAAGGTAAAGACCCAGAGACAGTCATTTTTGAAAAGAAAGACTTGCCGAAACTTCTATCTCAACGCTCGGATTGCAAGGACTACTTGTATGGAAAGATATGCGAAAGCTTCGTCATGAAATACAAGGCTCCAAATTCGGAAATGTCTGACGACATCGAATACGATTCTGGCGCTGACGGATTAGACGAATAATCAACAATCGCGTGGAGTGAAATACCTCCACGCGATTCTCATTAAATGAATAAATTTAAATCTATATTTGAGCAAATAAAACAAGAGCACAGCAACGCTCCCGTGAATTTTGCTCGGACTAAAAATAGCAATATCTTGGTGGTCGATGGTACAAATTCGTTCATTAGATGCTGGACAGTTGTCCCAACTTTAAATGATAACGGTGAACATGTTGGCGGGATCAGTGGATTTCTTACTAGTATGGGCTATGCCATAAAAATGTTAAAGCCGACTAGAGTCATCATTGTATTTGATGGAAAGGGCGGAAGCTTGAAGAGAAAGAAGTTATATCCAGAATATAAAGACAAGCGAGCAATGTCGGTGCGCGTAAACCGTGCGTATGAGGATATGGGAACACCAGACACAGAGAAAAAGGCCATGTTGCAACAAATGTCATTACTGATTGATTTCTTGCGAGAATTGCCAATCAGTTTAGTTTGCGTGGATTATATTGAAGCAGATGATGCTATTGCGTATATATCCACACAGATGTACAAAGATGCCAAGGTTACCATCATGAGTAGTGATAAAGATTTTTTGCAATTGGTAAACAACAGGGTTAGTATTTGGAGTCCAATCAAGAAAAAAATATATGGTGTACAAGATGTAATCAATGAATATGGTGTACACCCAACCAATTTTATATATTATCGAATTTTAGAAGGCGACACTTCTGACAACATCGACGGTGTTAATGGGATCGGTCTTAAGACTGCTATTAAATCTTTTCCTATGCTTACCGAAGAAAAAGAAAGTTCGATAGAAGAAATACTCGCTCGTAGTAAGGATCAATATAACGAGAAGAAGATATTTGCAAAAGTACTTGATAGTCACGAAATCATTCATAGAAATTATAAATTGATGCAGCTTAAAAATCCAGACTTCTCTCCGTCGTTACAAATGAACGTTGAAAGTTCAGCGGAAAGAATTTTTGAATATAACAAGATACAATTCATTCAAAAAATGACTCGTAACCGTATGCAAGCATCGATATCGAATTATCACGTTTGGCTGCAAGAAGTATTCTGGCCATTGTCGATTTCGGCCAGATCTTGAATTTTTTTATTGACGGGCACCACCTATTATCATATCGTTTGAATCATGGCACCAGTAATCATAGACAACCTACAAAAATACGGAATCGAATTCCAAATCAAGATTATCGCGGGAATTTTAACCGACAAATCTTTCTTGGAACGAATCCTTGATATCGTTGAAATTGATGCTTTCGAAAACGAGGCACATCGGTGGATCGTAAATGAAGTAATCCAGTGTTACAATCAATACCGAGAAATGCCAAGTAGACAAGTGTTCTCAGTGAGACTGGATACTATTAAATCGGATGAATTTAAAGCATCCGTGGTAGAGCATTTGAAGGCGGTCCAGTTTAAGATCAGGGACAGCGATCTACAATTTGTTAAAGATCAATTTTTGGAGTTTTGTAAAAATCAAAAACTCAAGGGGGCCATCGTCGAGTCCGTTGATCATTTGAAGTCCGGTGATTATGATAAGATCAAGTCGCTAGTCGATAAGGCAATGAAGGCTGGCATGGAAAGAAATTTAGGACACGATTACAATATTGACGTGGCAACACGCATGAGTGAAATGTGTCGTAAAGTCGTACCGACTGGGTGGGACGTCGTTGACTCCCTCATGGACGGTGGCCTTGGGCCGGGGGAACTGGGTGTTGTGGTGGCACCCGCTGGTGTTGGTAAGTGCGTCGGTCCAAATACAAAGATCGATATTCAATATTATGAAACGGGTATTCCAATAAAGGGAAATTCTGGTAAAGAATATATACTATGGTTTAAACCATTCGATAAATTTGAGTTTGATGGTAGAATGCTATTTGGTTGGCAAATTGACAATATTTTGTTCGAATTAGAGAAACTAAAGTTGCAGGTGCTGGATTCGGAAAAAGAACATAAAAATTGAAGTTTTTATTCCAATTGTTTATATTTATCTAATATGAACATATTAACATGCAAAGTTTGCGGATTCTCCGGGTCGTCACTCGTTTCTCATATACGCTACAAACATGGCATGAATGGAACCGATTACAAGATAAAATTCGGAAGTGTCCCATTATCGGTAATGTCCGATCAACAGAAAAAGAAATTGTCAGACATAAATATAAAAAAATGTAAAGATCCTACCCACATCAAACGTATGTCGGATGTACAAAAAATGGGTGGATCAATTTACACTAAATTATATTGGACGACGCGAGGATTCTCAGATATAGAAGCGAAGAAAAAAATAACTGAAATACAGATATCAAATTCAAAAAAATCGATTGCCAAAGGAAATTGGGAAAAACGATCTTGGATGCGAGTGGAATATTGGATTGCTAAAGGTTATACCAAAGATATGGCAGAGAAAGAAATTTCTAAAAGACAATCCAAATTGTCTGCGAAATCTTCAAAATTTTTGGGACATACTCGAACCGTTGATTCTCGCATAAAAATATCAAAGTCTATGCGTCAAAAAATTCATGAAATAGGAGCGGGAAAATGGGCTTCCCATTTTGGAAAATTTTCTGGAACAAGTAAAGCGGAGATAGAATTTTACAATTACATCAAAGAAAATATAGAACCCATGGTGGTGGCGAATAAACCAATCGGCAAATATATTGTTGATGTCGTAATCAATAAAAAAATAATTGAATTTTACGGAGATTTTTGGCATGCAAATCCAACAATTTATAAATCGAATGAAATACTCGCCGGTTATATGGAAACACCACGATCAGTTCAAGAAATTTGGAATAATGATAAAAAAAGGGTAGACACACTTCGAGAGATGGGGTATGATGTGTTGGAAGTATGGGAATCAGACTGGAACAAGCAGAAAAATCAATCAATAACTAAAATAAAACAATTTTTATATGACAATTCGTAAACGGCTAATAACAGAAGAAATTTCTATGAAAGATCTATTTCATAGAATCGGCGTTGAAGACAAAGAATTGGCAGCGTTGACTGTACCGTTCCCACTGTCTGTACATACTCCATATGGATACAATCGTATCGTGACTGCGTTCAGAACGGAGAAACAAAAAACGGTTACCACGTATTTTAAAAATAATACAACATTAAAAACATCTGAGCACCATCAATTAAAAATTAATGGTGATTGGAAAAAAGTAAAAGATATTGTGAACGCGGATGTGGTAGAAACCGAGTCCGGCACAACGTCTATAAAGAAAAAGCATTGTGGAAATGATGAAATATTATATGATATCTCGGTCGAGGATGTACATTGTTATTATAGCAATGGGATTTTATCTCACAATTCTTGGCTACTTTGCTCCCTCGGTGCCAAGGCAATGGCGGCGGGTAAAAACGTCGCACATTTTACATTGGAATTAAATGAAAATTATGTCGGATTGAGATACGATTGTTGTTTTACTGGAATCAATTTCCAAGATATCAAACACCACCAAGCCACAGTCGAGGCAAAATTAAAGAGTATCAAGGGCCGTCTTTTTGTTAAGTATTTCCCGCTGAAAACGGTGTGCGCTCAATCTTTGAAATTTCATGTCGAACGCATTCAGACGCTGAACAATTTTAAAATTGATGAAATCATTGTGGACTATGCAGATATTCTCCGACCACTTGAAAAAGAAAAGAATAGCAACAGCTATTCCGAAGGCGGTAGTATATATGAAGAACTTAGGCAGATCGCAGGTGAATTGCAACTTCCAATTTGGACAGCAAGTCAAGCCAATCGTACTGCTTTAGGTGAAGATATCGTTCAAGCACAGAATGTGTCTGATAGTTACAGGAAGATCATGACTGCTGACTTTGTACTAAGCCTTTCGCGCAATATAGACGACAAAGCCAATAACACCGCGAGGTTTCACGTAATTAAAAACCGATTTGGACCAGATGGTATAACTTTATATTCAAATATGGACACCGGTACGGGAAATATTCAGATCTTTGATGCAAAATCCAGAGAATCTATGGCAATTCAGTCAAATATGCAGGAAGATAGTAATTCGGTAAAAAATTTATTGAAGAATAAATGGAATTCCCATCGCCAAAACGAAAAGGGAAATGATTCGAGTTTATAATTTCTATTTTTTAGAAATTTAGTTTTTCTAAAACATATTTATTGCCACAACAACAAACCATAGGAAAGATTATGAACATATTTGACGAACAGATTGCTAGAAAACCAAACCGCTACCCTTGGGCACAAGAATATATTGATGCTATGTGGTCAGGTCATTGGACGCCAAACGAATTCACATTCACGAGTGATCTACAACAATACAAAACTGAGATGTCTCCACAGGAACAGATCATTATCAAGAATGCTTTGAGTGCTATTGGACAGATAGAAATATCTGTAAAGAAATTTTGGACAAAATTGGGGGATACATTACCGCATCCGGCGTTGTCTGACTTGGGTATTACCATGGGCAACATTGAAGTGATTCATAACAATGCATATGAAAAACTACTAGATGTGCTTCAATTACAAGATGTATTCGAAGAAAATTTAAAACTTGATATTATTCAAGGTCGTGTTAAATACTTGCGTAAATATCTGGCTAAACACTACAAAGATAGCCGGAAGCAATATATATACTCGCTTATTCTTTTTACATTGTTTGTTGAAAACGTATCTTTATTTAGTCAGTTTTATATTATTAATTGGTTTAATCGTTACAAAGGATTGTTAAAAGACACCGCCCAGCAAGTTGCATACACAGCAAAAGAAGAAACGTTGCATGCTTTAGCCGGTATTAAAATTGTTAATACTATCCGTGAAGAACTACCAGAACTGTTTGATGCTGAACTCGAAGAGCGTATTTTACACGAAGCATCCGAATCGTTTAAAGCGGAGTGTAAAATTATTGATTGGATGATTGGCGATTACAAAGATGAAAAGATCAGTGCCGAAATCCTAAAAGAATATGTAAAGAATCGTTTGAACTCCTCTTTGGAAATGATTGGATTCAAAAAAATATTTGAAGTAGACAATGATATTATTGAGTTGACTATGTGGATGGATGAGGATGTAATGGGTAGCACGATGACTGATTTCTTTCATAAACGCCCAGTCGAGTATGCCAAGAAAACACAATCAATCACATCGGACGACATTTTTTAATATATATGAAAAAGGAAATTTATTGGTTAAACAAGGAAGCAATTACCTTCCTTGAAAGAGGATATTTGGCTAAAGGCCAAACCGCACTTGAACGCATTCGCCAAATCGCAGAATCTGCCGAAAAGATTTTGAATAAAAAAGGGTTTGCCGACAAGTTTGAGGATTATATGTACAAGGGGTGGTATAGTCTATCGTCACCTATTTGGGCAAACTTTGGTAGTGGTCGTGGTTTATCTATTTCATGTAACGGTTCATATATATCGGATAACATGGCGTCGATTCTTGAAAAGACTGCCGAAGTCGG